AATTTATTACAGGTCTATTACTCATGATAAACCCATACAATTCTGTGATCGACTGGTCGCTAGGTAAGGGTCGAATTGCTTTTTGAGCTTCGGCAGATTGATTTTTCCACCACTCAACAGTGTCCTTTTCGATTTTTCTACCGAAATCTTTCACTTGTTCATCAACCTTGAACTTAATGAACTTCGTTTTTTGAAGGAGCTCCTCAAAAGAATATTCCTTTTCGCAAAAGCGAGCCTCTGAAAAGCTTAGCATAGCAAAGGATAATACTACGCCGGTTTGTGGATCCTGAGACATGGTCTCAAAATCGAAGATGATTGAATTATCTGCTGTCATTATGAAAATATCCCGACAAGAAAAGAATGAATAGCTGTAAATAACTTCAAATCGTCATACAACAAAAGAAGCATAAAGAGAAGGATAAAGAAGTACTTCATTAGATCATTTCCACATTTGCCATAATCTCTGTCATGCATGCAACAACATTCAATTCAGAATCCGCCACAAATGCAGCCTTGTATTGATAATCTGCTAGAATTAGAACTAATTGAGGAATGGATTGAGGTTTGATCTTGTCATTCATTCTATCATATACAGCTCTAAAGATACTAGAAGAATCGGTATCGATATTATTTGCAACCCACTGACGCATTTTCTTGAAGTCTTTTTCTTTCAAAGACTGAAAAAGAACATCATACGAGGTATCGCTCAATGAAAGAAGAATCCCTTCATCAATAGTTCCTGAGATGGAATACCTCTGAAGCTCATTGAGAATTCGACGCCAATCTGGTGCGAATTTCTTTATGATTTCAGCAACTACCTGAGGCTTATATTGAATCTTTTCAGAGGCAAGAATAACCTCAATCCTTTTCATCATTTGACCAGCAAGAGCAGCCATATCCTTACGGGAAGTGTTAAAGCTGTATACTGAACAACGAGAATGAAGAGGTTCGATGATACGATTTTTAAAATTACAGGTTAGGATAAACCTGCAATTATTCGAAAACTCTTCGATGAATCCACGAAGGGCCGGTTGAGTAGATTGAGGGTTTAGGTAATCTGCTTCATCAAGGATCACCACTTTATACCCACCGGAAAGTGAAACTGAAGAAGCAAATTGTTTAATTTTTGTACGAAGGGTATCGATATTCCCTTCTTCAGATCCGTTAATTACAATGTAGTCCAAATCTAATTCGTTACAGATTGCTCTTGCTACTGTAGTTTTTCCGAGACCGGCAGTACCGCTAAAAAGCATATTGGGTACTTCACCGGTCTCGATTATCTTCTTAAAGGTAGATTTTAGATTCGGTTCGAGGATAGTATCTTCAACAGTCTTTGGGCGATATTTCTCTACCCAGAGAAAATCTTCTCTCATAATATATTCAATCCTCTTAGGGGGTTTCTCAGGACTCTTGGTCTTGTTTATATGATTCTACAACCTGAACCGCATGAGTACACTGATCACGAAGATTACCAATTGTCGAGAGTTCTTCACCACGGAACCCTCCACGCTGAGTAATAGTATCGATGATAGCAATTGTACTACGAGAGATTTGGTTAAGCATATCATATGCCTTTTTGTGCTTATCGTCAGCCATTATCATTCTCCATAAGTTGATGTTTTTTCAAGTGCAATCCAATATTTCAAAGGTTTCTCGCGATGAGAAAACTGTGAAATCAGTTTAGAGGAAATGGTTACCTCATAATCCCCCGGTAAGATTTTTAGATTGGGGATGTTAAAGATAAAATTATATTTATCGACGTTTGCACTGCCAGCTACATCGATAGTAAAGGTATTCGAAGTCGGATTCTCCGTGCTTCGAACCGTTAGAGTAACACTGTTAGTATTACCCGTAACTACTACTTCGCTGTGACCGAGAGCAGAAGCAGCTCTTTTAACCCGATTAAGGGTGTCGTTATCAAGGCTAAACCGAATATCCTCAGAAGGCATTTTCGGCTTTTTAGTCGGATAGGTTAGATTTTCAGGATCGGTAAAAAAATACTTTACTTTGGAACGACCCGTAGAATCCTCTACAGTTACAAATTCGTTACTGAATTTTAGATTCGGTTTATCTACAAGTGATAGAACACCTAAAAATTCGTTTAGATCATAGATCCCAAAGTCCTGAGGAATCTCTTCTTGGATATCACACTGTACAAACACATTCCGGGCATCTGCAAGGGTCTCTAGAAGATTTCCCTTCCGGATGACGATATTTTGATTTACTGATGCCATATTCTTCAATACTTGAAGTGTAAATTCACTTAAAACCATTATGCTATAGTCCTCTATTTTTTCTCATAGATGTATCATACCAAACCCCATAGGGGATGTAAACCATTAAGCTGCCATTTTGCTGAAATTTCTTTCTTTGATAAACTCAATTTTTTCCTTGAACTTCCCGTCAAGGATTTCACCCTTGTGAGAGATAACAAAAATGTTCGTATCATCATCGAGCGTGTACAGGATTTTCATAAGATTGTCTACCCCTTCATGGTCAAGTGACGAGTCAAAGGTTTCATCTAGCACTAGAAGATTGGTTGAAACCGAATTTTTCATTTTTGCAATCATTCTCCAAGTGAAAAGTAGAGCAAGGTCAATTCTTTGCTTCTCACCTTCTGAGAAAGAATCGTATGTAAAAAGGTCGCGGTGTCTAGATCGAATTGATTCCTGGAAGCTCTCATCTAGGTGGAAATGTACAAAGAAATCCAAAACCTGTAAATACTGATTGACTAATTTATTGATTACCGGGATATACTGTTTAATGACTTTTGTTTTTATACCAGTATCCTTAAGCATCTCAGTCATAGCGTTGTTATAAACAAGTTCCTCATTCTTTTCAAGTCGACTTTCTAGTAGCTGATCCCTCTCAGTTTCCATCTTAGTTAGGTCTTGTTTAGCAGTCCCGGTGTCCCCGTTTCTATTAGAGAGTCTTTCGATTTCAGAGTTAAGTTCAAGGATCTGTTTTTGTAATCTTGAAATCGACTGGTTGTTAACATGAATACTATTTTGATTCTTACGGATCTCTTCGAAAATCGTATTATAATGGGTGATCACATCCTCAATCTTGGATCCCTCGTCTTCCGTCTTTTTGATAGCAGACTGTAATTCCCTTGCTTTAGATTTATTATGCGATAATTTCTTGCTTCTTAAATCCTCTGCAATCGGTTGCGTACACGTTGGACAAGATGAATTCTCTTCGTAAAATTTAGACTCTTTGACAATCTCTCTTATAGATTGATTGAATTGAATGTTATAATGAAGAAGTGATTGCTTTTTATCATGGGCTTTTTTTAGACCCGCTTCAACTATCTCTTGATTTTTCTCTACATAGTTAGAACATGTTAGATTTTGCTCTTGAAGAGATTCTATCTCGGTTTGAAGATTAGAAATTGATTCTCTTTTAGATTGTATTTCATTCTCATTAATTTGGGTTATATCTCTAATGTATTTCTTCTGAGATTCGATGCGGTTCTTTGTAATTTCGATTCTATACTGTATATCCTTAATAGAATCTTTTAGGGTTATATTTCGTTCCTTCAAAAGAACGTTCATCTTAGAGAAGATATTAATATCCAAAAGATCTTCGATAACATCCCGTCTGTGTTGTGCAGGTAACTGCATAAAGGGAATAAAAGAGCTACTTCCCAGAACGACAATCTGGTGAAACGATTTATGGTTTAGCTTTAGGATATTTTGTTCCAGAATCATTTGGTATTCTTTTGATGTAGAAACCTGATTCAAAAGAATACCGTTTCTCCATATCTCAAATACCTGAGGCTTAATACCTCTTACGATTTTAAAATCCGTTTTCCCAATAGAGAATATAACCTCTACCAAACAGTCCTTTTGATTAACACTATTTACTAGTTGAGGTTTATTAATATTTCTATGCGGCTTTCCAAACAGAGCGAACGACAAAGCATCAAGCATAGTGGATTTGCCCGCCCCGTTTTGTCCTACAATAAGGGTGGATTTACTTTTGTTTAAAGGAATTTCCGTCCAACTGTTACCAGTAGACAGGAAGTTTTTCCATCTAATTGTCTTAAATACGATCATAGTACCTCGAGTGCTTGCGCTTCAGAAAGTAATTTCTTCATATTAATTTTAATACGATCTTTATCCAGTTCCGTCTCAACCGCATCAATATAACTATCTAGCAAGGATGCTGTGTCTTCTACCGACACCTCTTCATCTTCTACATTTTCTCCAATAAATTCGCTAAAGTTTTCAGCGATCTTTAGTTCATAAATGTTTCTATTTTGAATTCTATCAATGAATCGATCGAATGTAAATAGATCAGATTTATTACTTACAACAATTTTTACGAATTTATTATCTAAATAATCTACGGAATAGTTATTATAATCCGTAACGCTATCATCATATACGATCTTCTCGAAGAGTGTATTTGGATTTCGTACGGCAGTAATTTCTCTAGTCTCGGTGTCAAGGACATGAAAATATTTAGGATCGTGCGCGTCCGACCAGAAGAACTCCATCTGAGATCCCAAATAAAGAATATTATCTTTTTCGGATTTAGTATGGAAATGGCCAGACAACACCTTTTCAAATCTAGAAAATATCTTATGATCCATCCCGTGGGTATTCTTAACCCCCTTCATCAGATCGAATCCCATCAATTCTAAGTGACTAGCCAAAAAATCTGCTTTGCAGGATTTGATAAAATTCAGAGACTGATCATTATTATCCCGAGTAATCCAGGGGAGAAGACCCATCCGCAAAGAACCGTATTCCATTACCCTTGGTTCTAAAACGATATTTACTTCATTCATAAAGTGACCGAGGAGCTCTTTTAGAGAGTTCAACTCATTCGTATTCTTGTGATATACGTCATGATTACCCAGAATAATATCCATCGTCATACCATTTTCTCGAAGGGGTTCAAGAAAATGTTTCCTGTTACGATGAAGAGCTTTAAAATTTATAAATTTGCGATGGTCGTAATAATCCCCGAGATGGAGAATTTGTTTAATATTATGTTCTTTACAGTATGGGAAAAAGGTATCTTTGTAAAATCTTTCCGCATCGTCCAAAAAAATCTCAGAACTATTCCTTATACCACAGTGGGTATCATTCAATATTGCTAAAAGCATGATTACTCCATAAAACTCTGAATGTCAGAATCTACGTCTTTTGACTTTTTCTTTTTTCTTTCTTTTTTGGAATATTCTTTTATCTCTTTGTCATATTCCTTTACTCTGTCGATTCGATCCTTTAGATGATCTACAAAGTTTGCTGCAGTATTTGACGATTGGTCGTCTCCGATTTCCATGAACATTTCGATCCCAGACTGAGACAGATATCGTTCCTTTATCTCTTGCTGCTTTTTCTCTTTAGCGATTCTTCGAAGGAATGCGTACCATATAATTTGTGTAAAGTATGCAAAAGCGTTCGGTTTACCAGTTCTCGTGGTTGTATTAATGTCATAATTTTCAATGGCTCGGAGACAGTTTTCTACTGCATCCATAACCATTTCTTCTCGATAAGTATATCGAATAAAGTTGCCTTTGTGTGAAAGGTTCTCAGCAATTTTTAAGAAACAAAGAGCAATATAGTTGGGTACTATTGGAGGATCCAATCCATTCGCTTTGGACTCCTGGAGTTCTTTTACATACTCTACTATTGCTAGAGAAAATTTCGAATTATTTACATAATGGATGTTTGATTGTTTGTTTTTCATGACCAATACCTCAGTGATATTTAAATATTATACCATAAAAAAAATGAATGTAAACCAAAAAAAGGGGATTTACAAATATTTTTTTCCCGGTATAATAAATAAGATCCTTTTGGAAGGGATAGAATATAAGACCTAGTGAAGACGTGATCTATCCCGAAAAGATATTACATTGGACGGTTGTCCCGAGTCGCCCTCGTCGTTATTCATAGCCAAC